AGCTCATAGTGGCTACACCGTTCTGCCAAGTATGTACATCACTATCAATCCATACAAGCCCTTTAAGCCCTGTAGCAGTATCTCTAACAATAGCTCCAGAGCCTGTTACAGCCTTATTATGGTTAAGGCACTCAAGAGTAAAGGTTTTTTCTACACCTTTCAGCATACTTTTTGCTGTAGTAGTGGCGTTTTTTCCTTCTTCCTTTGTGTACTCCTGCTGGAAGATACCGTACTTAGTATCTGCACTCTGTACTACACCGATAGCCTTACCTTCCCCATCATAAATCTTCACTTTGTTTACCATGTTTTGCAGAGTTTCCTTATAGTTAGAGGAAGTAATGTTAGCACCTTCTGTAAATTCAATTTCACAAGTCTGCTTACCCATTTCCTCTACACAAAGGAGCCCTTTCTTAGCAACTACATGATAGTTTTTTCCATTCTTTTGATGAGCCTGTGTATATGCCATCATGATAATTTCATAAATGGATTTATTCTGTACAATGAGCTTTTGACTGAGCCCAGTAGATGCAAGGGATCCTGTAGGGATCTGCATATCATTACAGACCATCTTTGTAATAACTTCTGCTGTTTTACCGCTAAAGTTATAAGTGGCATTGCTCTTTAATGTGTAAAATAAAAGATCGTAGGCTGTATATGCCACTGTACCAGTAGCACTGCTAGCCTCACGATCTGTAATAAACCCTCTAAAGAGCTCTGTATTATTCTCATCATAGAGATAAATAGGATCTGCTAATCCGATAACAGGAGGAGTAATGTTTTTATCTAAAGGAGCATTTACCACAGCAAGCTCTACCTTTCTGGCTACCTCTGCTTTAGATCCGCCCCATGTAAGAGAGGAGATAAACTGTGTGATATCATTCCCTTTATGTACTACCCTCATCTCTCCACCTCCTTAAGGGATTTTAAGTACCTGCCCAGCATAAATAAGGCTAGGATTTTTGATCTTATCCTTATTAGCCTCATAAATCTTATTGTACTGAGATCCATTACCGTACATCTGCTTAGCAATCTTCCAAAGGCTATCACCTTTTTTCACTGTATAGCTTTTGTTAGAGCTTGCAGGCTTTGTGGCTCTGGAGGAGCTTGTAGTAGTGGCGGTTTTTGTAACTGCTACAATCTTTGGTCTTTTATATTCCTTCAAACTCAAATCATAGTAGATATCTCCTGTAGCATCTCTCTCCGCCCACAAAAAGCTCTCAATGGTACACTCCATATTGAGCATACCTGTGATAATAACCCTAATAGGCTCTCCAGAGTTTTTCCACTCTCTAATAGTATCCCTATAGTAAGAGGGCTCTTTTCTATTAGAATTATTACTAAAATTATAATCCTGTGCAGGAAAAAAAGAGCTAAGAGGTAATTCTCTCAGCCCTGTTTTACCGATGAGGTTAATATCACCGATCTGGAGCACATTTACAGTAGTATTTCTATGCTCCTCACTTACCTCATACTCTGGAGGCAGTACAGGGAGCTGAAACTTTGTACTCTCTTTCTGTAACCAAATTTCCACTTTATACTCCCCTCCTTACGCCATGTTAGGTACCATCTTCTTAAACTTAGCAATCATCTGAGCTACTACTTTATCTACATCAGCATCTTTTTCAATGATGATTGTATCCGCCAGCCTATCAATACTTACTGTATTCCCAGATTTAGTATCTTTGGGGAGAATAGGGCTAGGATTTTTCATAGCTCTCTCATACTGATCCGCCTGATTTCTGGTTAAGATCTTTTCACCTTCATGCAGAATAGCTGGATAGTTATCGTAAGGTACTCTATCTTTACCATAAGCAAAGCCCAGTTTATTCTTAACCCAGCTTACGCCTCCGCCGATTTTATCGGATACTTTAGACATACCTTCTCCGACTTTAGACAAGCCATCTGCAATCCCTTCAAAGATTCCTTTCAGTACGCCCCAAACTCCTTCGATAACAGATTGAATTTTAGGGAATACCTTTTCTACACAGCTAAGCAGTGCATCAAATACACTGATAGCAATATCAATAATGGGAGAGATTACATCCCAAGTGGCAGAGATAACCTTACCGATAATTTTAATCGCACTGGAAACAATGCTACTTACCAGCTCAAAGATAGATCTAAATAAGCCCATGTGCTCCTTCACAATGCCTACCACTGTTTTAATCTTTTCTCCGATACTGGAGAAGATTGTGGAGAAAATAGGAGCCAGACTCTTAACAGCATTAGTTACTGGAGAGAATACGCTAGCAACTTTCGGGAAGTTAGTAGAGATCCATGTTACTACCTCAGTTACCTTACCAAACCCATTAGCTACCGCTGTACCGATATTGCTAAGAGTAGGAGTAGCCTTATCAATCAGCCCTACAAATTTCTCCAGCATAGGAGTAGCTTTTTCAATCAGCTTGAGCCCTGTATCAGATACGATAGATCCCAGCTTACCTTTTGCAGTAGAAATCAAACCGCTAGCACTGCCTGCCAGCTTCTCAGAGCCTCCAGCAAAGTAAGGAGCTAACTGTTTATCAATAACAGCCATAGATCCGCCAGCGTTTTTAATATCCTCCTGAGAGATCTTGAAACCAAACTCTTTCCAATTTTGTTACTCTAGCTAAATAGCTAGGGCTGAGGCATTTCTGCTCAGCTCTCCGCATCACTGCGGAGTTCAGACTATATCTTTATCCCATAAGAAAAGAGCCTACATAAGTAAGCTCCTAAATGGGATATCCTGCACTTCTCTATACAATCACTCATATAGAGTGGGCTACATCATCATAGGATCTCTCCCTTAGACTTCCGCCCTAGTCGTTACACCTTCCATACCGTTTCCGCTATGGCTTGGATCGGTATTGACTTCTATAATATGCTTAAATTCTTTAGGTACTTCATACCATCTGTGACTTTCTTGCTTTTGATGGCATCTCCTACAAAGGCAGATCAGATTACTCAAATCATTTGCCTTTATATAATCTCCGTTAAAAAATCTAAAAGGTATTTTGTGGTGTACGCACATTTCATATCCAGCCTCTGTACTAGATAATCCGCACTCTTGGCAAGTGTTATGATCTCTTTCCCTTGCCAGATCCCTTTGATAGTGCCAGTTTTCACCTCTGTACTCATCAAATCCGCCTCTCCAGAAATTACAGTTAGCTCCTGCATGAACACCTTCTCTTCTTTCATAAGAGTACTTACACTCACTGCTACAGTATTTCTTAGTAGAGATTTCACTAGGATATACATAAAAGGGCTTTCCACAGAAAGCACACTCTTTATAGATCCCTTTTGGATTATTTATAGTACCTGTTTTACCAGTACGCCACTCATGCTGACATTTCTGGCTACAGAATATCATTTTAGATTTTTTAATCTGAGATTGATATTTATATACCTCTTTACCACAATTCTCACATATCTTTAGTACTTTTGGCTTTTTCACTCCATCAACCCCTCTCAGTAAACTTAATCACATTTACTGGAAAGATTTAGAAAGAAAAAGTACTAAAAAGAAGTGTTCCACCGAGTTCACAGGATTTTCACTTGTAACTCACGCCACAAGGGGACAATCATTTATCCTTTCGGTTTCGCCATTTTTCATATCTGCGATAGCTTCAATAGCATCACTCAGAGATTTCTCGGGATTCAGAGCCGCCATATCTTCCGCTACTTTCAGCAACTTCATACCCTCAGAAGTATTACCGCCTGCTACATTCAGAGCCCTTGTACCTGCACTGATTACCTCATCAGTACCAAAGGGAGTAGCATTTGCGTTATCTCTTAGGGACTGTAAATAGCTATCCGCCATGCCCTTGATCTGCTCTTTACTAGCCCCTTTATTGTTTACTCCGATAAAGTGCTCCATTGAGATCGACTGTTGCTCTAACATAGCACCGCTACTAAACATATTCCCCACAAACTGTCCTAGTGAGGATAGAGTAGATTTAATAGCATCTGCACCTAAGATACCTAAAGAGATATTCATAGTACTAGGTACGCTTTTCAGCTTTTCCTTAATCTTGTTAATGCCTTTAGTAGCATTATCTTTTAACTTGATAATAGGATTAGCCTTTCTCTTCCCCAGCTTTTTGATATTGTTATCTGTATCTTTTACCTGCTTAGAAAACTTTTTCTGGTTTTCAATATTCTTTTTGATAGTAGCAGACATATTGTCTTTTAAGCTTAGCCTTGCACCAAACTCAACCAAGAGATCCACCTCCTATCTCTTATTTACTACTAAATAAACATCATAGGGCATACAGGCTTACCCTGTGCGTTTTTAATCATTTCTAACTTATCTTCAATCTCCCTCTCATAGAAAGCACGAATAACAGTTAGCTCACCTTTAGGCATATTGTAAAATACGGAAGGACTGATGCCTTTACTTTTCCAGTAATAGTACATCATCTCCACTAGCCCATCCGTATCAATCAGTTTTTTACTTCTTTAACCGCATTTCCACCAAAGCCTGTCAGATTAGAGATTTCTTCATACAGGTTAGCAATCTCACCGCTAAGGAAAAGAGTATTGCACAGCTCTTTAGGTGTAGATGCCTTGAATTTAGCCATCAGCTCTTTATTTTTCAGCAGAGGCTTACCTGTAGGATCTACTACACCTTCAATTACTGCCAGAATCTGAATCAGATTATAATCTACATCTACATCCTTGCCCTTGATTACCAGAGCCATATCCTGTACTTCCTCGTACTTTTCGGGAGTGAGTGCTTTACAAGTTACGATAAAAGGAGCTTCAAATACTTCTGTCAGTCGAGTAATTTCTACATCCTTTGTAGGCAGAGCAATTTTACCTGTATCTGCACCCAGCAACAGCTCCAGCACATTTACAGCCTGCTTCACTACTTTAACAGTTTCTTCTACCATTTCTTCTGTACTTGCAAAAGCCTCTTCTTTTTTCTTTGCCATAATGAGCCCTCCTTAAAAAATTCTATATACCAAAAAATAGCGGAGAAAAGTTTTTACCCTTCCTCCGCTTTTGCACTCTTATTTACTTACTGGGGAGCAATCTGATCCAGATACTCATAACCTGTAAATGTAAAGGGAGTTTCTGTTTCCAGTGGTTTCTGTGCCTCCCAGTCAAACAGTGTAATATCATCAAAATGCACACCAGACAAAGAGATTCTCTCTGCACCATAAGCATCAGGATCCGCCAGCTTGGAAATCAGCGTACAGCGTACATCCTTTTTCTCTCTAATCATCTGAGCCATCTTAATAGCCATTCGAGAGTTTACTTTGTGCATAGTCAGAGAGCCTGTACCTCTACAGCCTACTGTTTTATCATCAGTGAAAAACATACCGCACTGTTTAATTTCTTCTTTTGTAAATTCTACCTTTGCCTGTGCCTTGTAAACTTCGCCTACATAGTCACCATCCAGCCAGAGCTCACCAAAGGTACCATTCATGATTCTTTTTGTTTCTACAGCCATTATCTAGTACCCTCCTTTACTCTTTATTGATGAAGATATCAACATCTTCAATGGCATCAAGGATAGAAATTGTACCCTTAAGAAATACATTAGAGCCTGTATTTGCCTCTTTGATTTCCTGTACTGTCATTTCGGAAGTATCAATACCGATACCTTCCAGATACAGTTTCTGTTTCGCTACATTGATTTCAATAGTAGAGCCATCTGCTTTCAGATAGCCTTTACCGCCTTCTGTAGCTTCCAGCTTTTTCAGATAAGCCTTGATAGCTGTAATCAGCAGGCATTTATTATCATAGCTGTTAGAGTAGTTACCGATATAAGACTGGTTAATAGTGCTATAGATATCTGTTTCAATCAGATCCTGAATAGCATTGATCTTAATCTTTTTCAGATCCTCTGTTTCTACTTCTGTTACAGTAGTCAGAGAGTTAACGCCTCTAGCAATTACGATTCTTTCACCATCGTTATACAGTACCAGCTTACCTGCATCTACAGCCTCATCTACTTCTTCTTCCTCTGCGGAAGGGATAGAAGTAATTTCATTCAGTGGCTTGTATGTAGCAGATACTCTCAGATCCAACCCTGCCAGAATACCAGCAATTCGGCTACAATATTCAGCCTCTGTATAAGCTGTTTCGCCTACCATGATCTTATCTGTTTCTGTAGCATTTACTACGGAAAAGTTAATAACCGCTCTGGAATCACCTGCTGTATTAGGCAGTACTGCTACTGGTCTACGCATAGAGTTTTTTCTCAAGCCTTTAATCCATGTAGCAAAAGCTGTAGCTTCTTCTGCCTTAATATCTGGAGCACCTACGATGTAGTTAATCTTCTGAGTAGCAAAGTATTTAAATGCCTCGTTATAATCGGAGGCATCTGTAGGAATTGTATAAACAATTACCTTACTGGGAGAGCCCATCAAAGCTCTCTCAATATAGGCTGTATTAGCCTCTGTAAAACCTTCGGGGATATCTTCAATACCCCTAATAGTAATAGCACCATTATTAGCATCATCTTTCAGAATGATACCGATAATGCCCAGAGAGCCGATCTGGATAGCTGTTACAGCCTTACGGGAAAATTCAATAATAATATCGGGCAAACCCATTACTGCTTTCCTCCTTATCCATTTGTTCTAACCTCTGTTACGATATCAACCACCCCAATATCTTCATAAGGCTCAGAGTATCCATGAGGATCCACATTAGGAGCATCCTCTGTAAAGCTAAGAGTAAGTTTTACATACAGAGCTCCCTCATCCAGCCTTACTTCATCGGAGTAGCTTTCCAACTTAGCGTATCTAGGCTTCTCCGCAACTCCCTCCAGAGGGATTACAGGTACCGCTTTACGCAAGAAAAAAAGAGCCTTAAGCTCTTCCTTTACCTTGTATAAATTTTCAGCTAATACTTGATTAGCTTCATTACGCTTACCAAAATAAACGATCTGGAAAAGAGGAGAATCCTCATATACGTTAAAATTTTTGTGTTTAGTTGATTCAGTAGCTAGCGTGACTAAGAAACAATCACGCTTAAAATCTTTAGGTACCTCCTCGATATGTACTGGAATACCATGATAGGAGGAGGCAATAACCTTACGAATACTATTCAATAATCTCACAGCTTACCTCCTTCTACTTCTCTGGCAATCTGCTCCATAAAGCTGTTAATCAGCCTTTCTAATCGAGGTTTAGCATCATTCATACCCTTTTCCATGAAAAAAGAGCCTTTAACATAACGCTCAGAAAGCATTATGCCTTTTTGCTTTTCATTCTTAAGGTATTTCTTTTTACCGCCTACACTCAGCTTACTAGCAGGAAGGAAACGCTTATGCTGTACATGACCATCATTCACATACCA